GTGGAAATACACGAGCCACCACATTACTCCTCATTAGTTTATTCCAATCTTCCGTTGATAATGGTTCGTATCCTTTTCCCATAGTATAAGTTTAATAATTTTAGGCTGAAAAAAAAGGGGGTTATTACACCCCCTTATATTGTTAGGGTATTACTCTCTATCAACTGATATATTACTTCCTGTTAAGAAAGCAGAAATAGTTGATGTAATATCCATTTCAGGAACTGAAATAGTCCCGTCTGCTGTTAGGGTTATAGAGTAAAGTTGAGCGTCTCCTGGCACCGAACCCGATGCGATAGTCGCTGAACTTACATACATACCTCCGTCTGCGCCTGCAAGGAAGTATTTACCTGTTTTTAGTTTAACGATGAAATATGAACCTGTATTTTTCACAATTTCTTCGTATAAGTTAGTCGCGTCTTGATTTAAGCCAGGGATAGTAAATACAAGTGAAGTGTTAAAGGTAAAACCTAAACTCTCCAAATTGATAGATGTTTCCTCGTTCAACGCTGCGGTTGAATTACGGACAATATCAATTTTCTTGAACTCTAGCCCTAAACCTGTTAAACCAGACACAGCACTAACTTTTCCGTCTGCTGCATATGTGATACTCTCAAAATCTGCAGTTGAACCTGTTGAAGTCAATACCCAAATGCCATCAACGCCTGGGACATTATTCACACAAGAACTCAACTCTAAGCCTGAAGTAATCACACAATTAGAACCTGTTGCCATAATTTAATTTAATTTTAGTTTTAGTTTATTTTATGTTTATTTTTAGGAAGCAAATACTACTTCATCACAGAACGGAACTGCCGCTCCTACTTTCGCTACTAATTTCATGCGCAGCTGTGCAAAATCTTGACTTATCCACGACACGGGATTTGTAATATCCGATAAGAGGTCGGTGCCCATCATCAATCCATCAGGTTTAGAAATAACCGCGTATGAACCTGCTGAACCAATTTCAGTTGCAACGATTTTAGTTGCTGTGAAAGGAACTTGGATTTCATATACACCCTCTTTAAGTGTTTCGGGATTGTATTGAAATAGGTTGCTATTACGCAGCGCTAGCGCATATGCCTGAAAATCTTGATGTGATACTGCCAAGATAGTTGGAACTGATTTCAACGCTGCAGGAATTGCTTGGATATAAGTATCCACGACTGAAATAGCGTTCGCTGGAGTTAATGCGCTATAGGTAATATTATTAGTAGTTGCAGAACACGCTGCACCTGCTAATGTATCAATTACACCATTAGTTCCGTTAGACCAAAACTTTCTTGAAATAAAGACATTTGCCTTCTTACTTAAGTCAGTCATAAATGCTTCAGTAAGTTCAGGTAAGTCAATATTGTATGAACCTGGTCTCATTCTTATAGACAAAATTGTCTGGTTTAATTCTGCTTCACAATACGACTTCTCAAAAGTATAACTATCTACCTTGAGCTCAATTTCACTCATAGTTTCCGTTCCACCTGAAAATGTTGAGCATCCATTTCCTGCATAACCCAAACTATCAATAGAACCACTTTCAAAGACTGGAACGAGTTCTGCATATTTTATATTCGGGACAACCTGATAATTTGCAGCCTCTGTCGTATCCAAAATTGTTTTGCTTAGCAACAAATCTGCATTAGCGTTCATATAATCGCTCATCGCAGAAGTGTCCGCCGCAAAACTAAATGATTTTAAGTTGTTGTTTTTCATTTTTGTTTTATTTAATTTTATTTTATGTTTATTTTTTGTTTGCTTCTTTCATCGCTTTCAACACTTCGTATCTACTATCTGTTGAGAACGCTTTAGAAACAACTTTATCCTCTTTTAGAGGGGTGTGCGTAGCACTTTTCTTGAACTCTTCATAATCATTTTTAAGTTCGTTCAATTCTTTTGATTGTTCGTTAAATGCGAACAATACATCGTGAATTGCCTGTTTAAGTTCTTCAACTCTTCCATTTACCTTTTCTGCGGTCATTTCCTCTTCTTCACTTGTTTCAGTTTCCTCTGTTGTTTCATCTTCAACATCATCAGTCCCTTCTTCAATAGAAGTTAAAGTCCCCTCCTCGTCTGTAGTTAGGGTTTTCTCACCATCAAGATATTTCCAAGTTCCAGCCCCCACAACAGAATATGTGCCATCTTCATTTACAAGGTAAATTGTATCACCAACAACGAAGTCATCGTCCTTTTGGTTAGACACAATATATCCACCTTCTAATTCAACCATAGCAAACTTTACTTCTGTGTTTTCTTCTGTGGTTTCGTCTGTATCAAACTTAAAACCTACCAATTCAGCAACTTTTTCTAAAATCTGTCTGTTTTTCATAAGTTTATTTTTTTAATAAATATATAATTTTTGTTTATTGTTCTTTATCCACATAATATTTTAATAATTCTTTTAGGTATGTAATCATTTCATCATCATCTACATCTTCCATATTCTCATTTTCAGGGTTCAATAATGACTTCATAACCTCCAAATGTCCGTCCATATAACTCACATCATATAAACTTACATTTTGTTCCTCTGCAATTTCCCTAATCAAATCTTCATAATCATCAACAAGAACAGACATTTCGTTATATTTGTCTTGTGTAGTATAACCTTTTTCTACTGCTTTTGCTTCCAACTCAAATACCCTGTCTGCCTGTAATGCCGCACTTCTAATCATACCCTGTATTTCAGGGTCATTATTCATAGACATAATTTTATTAAATGTCCCAATCGCACCAGGACACATATAAAAGTATCTTGTTGTATAACCATATACTTCAATCTCTTCATTAAACTCCTGTGATGTTTCAACAGGTATGCAATTTGGAACTTCCCTGCCATCTACAATCTTTGTCCCGTATGGTTCATAACCCGACCAACAAGTCCCTTCAGGGAAGTTAAACTTATTCTCGTAATATGAATAACATACTGCTGCTCTTTGTTCTTCATTAGGGAACTCACCTATCATTTGTGTATCACCCATACAACGACTGATAAACTCGTCTTTTGTTTCACTTGAACGGGGTTTAACAAAATCTTCTTTAACCTCTGTAAAGTTAAATGGAACTTCTTGGAATAAACCTTCAAGCGACACACCTGCCGTTCTATTTGATAATATAAACTCGTTAAACAAATCTTTATTCTTAAAGTGTATTGTAGTAATCCAACTACCAGATTTCATTTCCCTACCAAATATTTCATAACTCTTATCTTCACGGGGATTATCACCTACCAACCAGTTCTCGTAAGTATATACTTCATTACCATCAAACACTTTATCTGTATGTTCTAAATTGATGAAGTCCTTTGGTTTTAATCTACTAACCTTCATCAACATTTTTCTAATTGTATCACGGGACATAAACACATAATATGGTTTATTTTCCATTTCGTCCCATCTGTAAATGTATTGGTCTGGCTCAAATACAACCGCAGTAATATCACCTTTATATTCATCACTACTAAATTGAACCGACATTTCTGTTGCTTGTTCCATCTGTCTTTCTAACCAACTCATCGCTTGGTCGTAGTTAGATGGACTAAAACCCCAAGCTGCCATCATCTTAAACCCACACCCCGTCTCAAAATCCTTACTACTTTCCCAATCTTTCTTATGTCTTGAACCATAAGAATACATACGGGTTAAAACATCTAATGATGCATCATAGTTAGGGTCTGCAAGATTATTAGCCCTTGTTTTTCCAACTTGTGTTCCACAACTACCCCACCCGTTTTCCTGTGTGTAATCTACAACTCTTTTAGCAACCTCACGGATATATTCAGGGACTTTAACAAACATTTCTCTAACATTAAAGTAATCCATCACTTCTGCAGTCCCCTCAAAATATTCTTCCATCGCTTCTGCTCCTACCCAACCTTCAATATCACCAACTTTAATTTTAGTCATTTTTCTTGCTTCGGGTTCTCCCATTAAACAACTATATCTGTCTTTGTATATGAATAATCCAAAATGGAAGCCAATAGGTTTTAACCTATCATCACTTGCTGCCAAATATCGTGCTTCACTAATAAAGGGTCTTCCCCCTCCTCCTTGAACCACAGCGTCTGCTTGACTGGTTGCTCGTCTTGAATTATTTGGTATTCTTTTTAAGAAGTCATCAAAAGTTTCATTTGGTTTTTTGTAAAACTCTAACTGACGCCAACAATGCCTATCGTTTTTGCCAAACTTGAATTGGAATACATCTACACCTAAACCTCGTTTTCTAAATACATACTTAAAACTTTCTTGTCCTAAACCTTCTAACCTTCTTGATAATTCAGTTAAATCATTTCTTCTATAAACTTTCTGTGCTCTAATCAACTTTCTACACATCGTTCTTGATGTTTTAATCAACGGAGCACCCTGTCCCGTATCTACAATATAAACATATCTTTTAACGACATTACCTGTCGGGTCATCATAACCTTCATCTAACGACTTTGGTGATGAAGTGGGGTTAGGGGCTGCGAACTCTTGAAAAGATAAATCTACGGGGTTCTGTTGTCCTTCTAACAATACTTCAACGGGTAATTCCTCACCCAAATCGTCAAATTGTTTTAATGCCTCATCACTAAAATCTAAATGACGGGTGCAGTCGTGGGGTTCTTCATCTTCGTCAAAAACCCTATATTGATATTTATTTGCAGGTGATTTAACAAGGGAGATTTTTTCAACTCCACTTAATTCATCATCTTCATCAATAATCAATTCGTATATTGGTGTTTTCTTTATCATAATCTACTTAATTTTTCAATTCTTTTATTTAATTTGTCTGTGTTTTGTATGTCGTTATATAAAACATAAGTTTTAATCGGTGCTTTGGTAGTGTTCTGTGATGATATTGCTTGAACTATTCTACTATCGTCAATCTGTAATCCTCTTCCCCCTACACTTTGATTTAGTTGTCCCACAATATCACCAAACTTATCCACTGCTGGTCGGGACATAACAAACTCACCACCTTCTAATAATGCAGGAACTCCACCTTCTTCGTGTGTCCCTCCCTGTATCATACCACCTCGTCTTCCAATAAATACTTGTGATTGTGCCGACCTTATTTGGTCTCTAATCGTCAATACCTGAACTGCAGTTAAACCCGCTACAGATGCTGCGTATAATTGTGGAACAGGTGGAGGTGCTGCAAGTCCTAATGCTCTAACAACAGCTTCTGCACCTGACGCTATTGTCTGTCCTAACGCAAATCTTAATTCTTGTTCCCTTGCTTTCTTTTCTAAATCAAA